GCAAAAGTCAAGAAACTCAAAGAAAACCTCAAAGAGCGGTTGATTGCCAAAGCAGAAGAAGAAGCAGCAGCCACAACACGCAAAGCAGTCCGAGATGCTGCACGGGCTAGACTTGAAAAGTCCGTGGGTCGTACTACTACTGTGCCACGTTCAATGTCTGATGTTCGCAGGCAGGTAACTAGGCAAACTCAAAATAAACGACTGAAGGACTACCTTAACGCACGACGCATTATTGATGAAACAGAAGCCACCGAAGAAATGGTGAAGCAGCAGGTTATGCGTAACCTTGAGAAAGCCACACTTAATCAACTCAAACGAGTTGCGGGTCTTCGTAAGGTTTTGAATCGAGACGAGTTGATCAATCCCAAAACTGGCAAACAGTTCTCCAAGAAAAAGCAAAAAGAAATCTTAAAGGAGCGGATTGCCGAGTGGGAGCAAAAGAACTTCAACCGTGAAGAACCATTTAGCGGCATTGATGAACTTCGGATTGATGATGACATTTTGAATCCGTTGCGTGCATCTGGTGAAGCCGCAGTTGACGGGGCCGGTGTTAAGAGAGCAATCCGCCGACAAAAAGAAAAAACCCTTCGTGCCAAGCCCAACCAAAAAGATCCGTCAGGGGGTCCAAGTGAGCGGGGTGTCGGGCCAGAAGTATCAGTGGATGACCTTGCCGAAGGTTTGACTACTGCTCGTAAAACTGTAGATCGTAAGGGTGTACGAGAGTCAATCGCACGGTTTATCAATGGTCAACACAAAGGAGAGTGGGGTCCATCTAAGTGGTGGAGCATCATTACGGCCCCAATCTCTGCACGCTTCCAAGGATCGTCAGTTCAGGAACTTAGAGACTTTGGTCTTCTGTTCTTTGAAAACATGGGTCTTGGTCCGATGAACATCACAACAGTGGTTCGTCACCGTCACGATGCCATTCTGTACCGAATGCAGTCCAAACTGAACGAGGCTGTAGAAATGGCGGCAAAGGAAGGTAGGAAACTTGATCCTGAAGAAGTCGTACGAACTCACCGGATTACTCCTGCTTCTGAACTAAAAGACCTGCCTGCACCTGAGCGTCTTGCCATTCAAGGTATTCGTGAGGTGTACGAGGATCTTGCCAAGTATGCCAAACAGTACGGAGTTCTTCCTGATGAACTGGCAGACAACCCTCAGTACTTCACTCGTATTTACAAACAAACTGAGGCTGCGAAGTACAACAAAGATGATTTGGTTAGTTACTTTGAGCGTGCAATCCTAAGCCACCCTAATGCCACAAAGTTTGGGTCTAACAAGGTTGTAACCATAGAAGGCAAAGAGATTTCTGTAGCCCGTACGGCTGCTCAACGAATCGTTGACTTCATGACGGACCCAATTGGCAAGTCAAGTTACAAGAACACCAAGGGTTGGATTGCTCGCAACAAAGAATCCTTGATGCGAGACTTGGGTAATGACCAAGAAGAACTGATTGATCAAATGCTGAAGATGGCTGGTGGTGAAATGCATGACCCAGTTGTCTCGTCAGGTCGCCGTCGTATTGCCATGAATGAAGGCTATGTGGGTGAAGCAGATATGGGCCAGTTGTCTGGTGTACGCATTTCTGACTTCTTCCAAAATGACCCAAGCCAAATTGTCTCTCAATATGCCCAACGATTAATTGGTGCGATTGAGATTCGCAAGGGTTTGCAGGTCATGGCTCAAAAGCATCCCAACACATTCGGCAAACTTCCGGGTGCGGCTGATGGGTCAATGTCGGTTGACGAAGTAACAGCACACCTTGCCAAGTACGCTGACAACAACCGAACCGCAGACTTCATTGAAGAAAATGTGTCTATGTGGTGGCGTGCTACTACTGGTATGCCCATTTACAGAGAGGCGAAAGGGTCAACTCTTCGGAGTGTGTTGTTCATGCAGGGTCTTGGTCAGGCCACTATTGGTGGATATCTCGGCCTTGCCCAGTTGCCTGAGATTGGCAACAACATGATTCAAAACAGCCTTCGGGCTGCAATGACACAGTTTGACATCGGAGAAATGCGTAAAACTCTTTTCTTGGGCCTTCGGAGGGCTAAAGGTCTCCCCGGCCTAGAACCAGTGGATCGCTTGGGCAGAGCCTTGTACACCCATACTGCTGTGGGTATTGATTACGACAACGCCAACCATGTGATTCGCCGTCTTGACGATATGGGCTTTGATGGGCACTTACGCCAAGCCTCCAAGCCTGAAAGGTTTGTTGACTGGGCACGGGAAGTGTCAATGCTGCACCCACTTGCCATTATCCCAATGGATACGTTCTTGCGACGATGGGGTGTTAAGTCAACCTTCCAGCACTTTGTAGATGTGGCGTACAAGTTTGATCCTGATGCTGGCCCTGTCTTGCAAAGATCATTCTGGCGTGATGATGTTCGACGCTTTGCTCAACTGGGCATTGACGAAGACATGGCAAAGCGTATTGCCAAAGAACTTCGCCGTCCAGACGTAGTTGAGGTAATCGAAACACCTTTGGGCATTCGAGCGATGGATGTCAACTTTGAAAAGATCGTGGATCAGGGTGCGTACGACGCTTTGATTCTCGGCATGCGTCGGAAGATGGACAGCCTTGTGCAGCGTCAGCAGTTTACTGATATGCCGGGATGGGTCAGCATGAACCCTGTGATCCGCTCGTTGATGCAGTTCCGAGTCTTTACCCTTGCTTCCAAATCAAAACAGTTGGCTGCTGGTATTGCTCGCGGTGATGCCACAGAAGCCGCCAATATGGTTGCATCAGCAGGCTTGGGCTACCTGTCCTACCTCGGCTTGACCTACGCCCGATCCTTCTCGGTTCCCCCAGAAGAGTTTGATGCATGGATTGCCGAACGGACCAGTTTTGAAAACACATGGAAGTCTGCGATTGTTCGTAGTAGTTACTCCAGCATTCTCCCAATGTTGATTGACACTGGAGCAATGGCAATGGGCGGTGCTGGCATCATTCCCGGCAAAGAGCCAATCTTCAACAAATACATCCGAAACACTGAAGGCAACTTGAATGTCTTGACTGGATCGGTTGCTTGGGGCATTGGTCAACGGTTTGGCTCAGTGCTGCAAGGAACGCTAGGCAACATTCTCAGTGACAAGAATGACTGGAGTAAACAAGACCTCCGAGACATTCAGGCGTTAATTCCTCTTCTTAAATTACCCGTATTGGAACAGATCATCTCTGCGGGCATCAGTAACACTAACCTCATTGATCGTGACGGGAGTACTAGTAGATAATGGCACTTTCATTCATTGAAGTAAACCCCACAACCAGTGGGCAAACAGTTTACAGCAACATTAACCTTCAGTTTGTTAGCACTGAAGACATCTTTGTGACCATCAAAAAAGCAGATGCCACAGTAATTACCCTGACCTCAACTCAATACGAAGTCACTACCTCACCAACGCTTACAGTCACGATTACTGATTCAGCGGTAAGTAGTGCTATTGCGGTCAATGACACAATCCGTGTTTTCCGAGACACAAATGTATCTTCACCTGCTCGGATCTTTTCAAACGGATCGGTCCTCAAAGCATCTGACCTCAACGCCAACCACAATCAGATCCTGTTTGCCCAGCAAGAAAACGATGAACTGGGTATTGGCGATGCGTTGCAAAAAGATGCTTCAGGTGCATTCTGGGATGCGACTAACCTAAACATTCGGAATGTTCTTGATGCTGTTGAGTCAAGCGATGCGGTCACGCTGGGTCAGGTAAACGCCGCTTTGGCCTCAGCAGGAAGTGTCCCATCTGTTCCGCAATCCTACAGCACTGCTTCTGGCACACTGTTGAATGGAGCAATCAGCGGTAGCGACACAGTTTTTGATATGACTCCGCCGCCAACCTCTGAGTTTGAGCAGACGTTCATTGTTGAAATTGATGGTGTCATCCAACGACCCAATGATGACTACACGATTACTACAGGAACTACGGTGGGAACACTGAGAATCCTTGGTGCTGATGTTAGAACCCAAAGCATTGTGGTCACCAACTTTGGCTTGTCTCGTCAGGTCTTTGATTTCCCATCAGTTGGTCAGGCTGTTACTTCTACCACTACTCCTCTTACGCTTCAAGGCCATCCTTCGCAGGCCGCCTGCATTTTCGTTGTTGAGCAGAGTGACGGCGATGACATCTTTTGTGTGAACAATGATCATGTCATTGTAAACGGCTACGGAACCACTACACCTTTTACTGTAAAGCAGAACACAGACGGTGTGGCTACAATTGCAAGATTCCAAAACGCTGCTGGACAAACCGTACACCACTTTAAAGATCCCACAGAATCAAGTGGGGGTTTTGCATCATTTTACGAAATCACTGATCACAACACTGTGAATGCAGGCAAGGATCATATGTTGATTTTGCGTCGAACTGCCGTAAACGATGCCAACAACAGCGAGCGTGGTGCGTTCTTTATCTGTAAAGGCAACGATGGTGTAGGTTCTCCGTCTGGCGGTCAAGGCAGAGATGTCTTCAAAATTACACAAAACGGAAAAGTACAAGTTACAGCAACTGATGACACCATTGCTGGTCAAAAAGATAATGCAGCAGCACTGTTATTGCGATATCACCACACCACATTAAATGATCCGGCCAATTACATCTCTTGTATGGCATCAAACGGTAAAGAAAGATTTGCAATTGGGTATGGAGATACTACTAATCCCGCAGAACGAGACAGTCTTGCTTTTAACTTGGGTACAGGCCAAGATGCTACAACCACTACAGTAACTATTGGAAATCGTGATCCAGACGGAGACAACTTGCACCAACTTAGGTGTTTTGCAATACCCCAACAAGACACAGTGAGCGGCACTGGAAACACTGTTCCGTACTTCCGATTTATTCTGCAAGGCAACAAAGCATCCAACAATCGTCGGGGATTGTGCGAACTTAATACAATGGCCCAAAATTCTGGTGAGGCTTTGTTGGTGCGAACTGTGGCGGATACTTCAGCCAACAGCAAACTGATTGAGTTGAACTACGACGGCAACATTCTGATTCAAGATGTCGTTAAAGGCAGGACGAAAGTAGATGCAAGTGTTCTTCGTCGAGACGAAATTAGAGAGGACTCTCCGCAGTACGCCAACATTGCTGTGGCTTATGCCAATCCGATTACGCGGGCTCAAGGCAGTCCTTTTTCGGGAAACAACACACCAGTTACATTTCAAGAGTTGAACACATCAGGATATCTTTCAACTAGCGTTGTACAAGCCGAAACCAATACGGAAGTGAGAATTCAAACTGCCGGTACTTACTTAGTTGAAGTTGGGTGTTCGGTGTCTACTCGACAACCAGCGGCTGGTCAAACGAATACTGTGGTCATAAAACTGCAAGAAGCAAATGGCACTGGCAGTTTCGCAGAGATTGCTAGGGTTGAAGGCTTGGCCCCCTCGACATCATTTATCGGTGGTGCAACACTTAACTACAAACGCATTGTCACCATAACTGAATTGCGTAAGTACAAAATTTTAGTCGATTCGCAGTCTACTGGGTTTGCGTTCGCTAGTGATTTTCAAGGTGCATTCATTTCTATTCAACGGTTGAGTAACTAAGGAGCATCCAATGGTTACCAAAATTCCACACTCAATGACTACTGGTGTCATTGGTACATCAAATCTAGCGAGTCAAACTCCGGGTAATAGAGTGGCAGCAAATAGCGGCTCGGTTGTGCAGTTAGACTCAAATGGCGACATTCCTCCTGCCTTGCTTGGCCCCGTTGCAGACCAGTTTCGCATCACGGTAGATCAAGCGATTACTGCCTCTTCCGCAACCATTGACTCAACGTGGGAACGCATAGATCGTGGAGGTCAAGGCACAACGGGAACAGGCTTTCAAATGTCGCAGTCTTCAGGAATTTTTACATTTCCCATTACTGGCTTGTATCTCGTGACTTTGAATTGTCAAATCGCACGCACCGGAACAAACATTGATTTGATTACGTCTCGGATTCAGTTTGCCAATGACTCTTTTGTTGACTCCGAAAATACAGTAACTCATGCTGAAAGCATCTTGGGTGTAACAGGCTCGTTGCCCAAAGAGGTGGCTACCTTGTCTTCATTGGTCAACATCACAAACGTCGCTAATGAAAAAGTAAGGTTTACTATTCAGGCTGACAATACTGGTTCAGAGTTGGCAGGTAGCACATTTCACAATGCTACTTACGCAACATTCTTGCGGATTGTGGGGACATGATGGAAACTGATAATCAAATACTGTTAGCCTTGGGCCGACTGGAGGGCAAAGTTGATTCACTCGTCGCCCGACAAAAGGTTATCGATGCTGAACTGGATAAGCACGAATCTAGGCTCCGCAGTCTTGAGCAGGGCAAATCATGGATGCTTGGAGCGGCTGCGGCTGTTGGGGCACTTGTATCGTTTATCGTTAAAGGATTTTCAAATGGATGAGCAAACCGCAAAAAGACTGCATGACGCACTCGCCAATGAACTGCTCCGTAGGGTAGAGTCTGGGGAAGCAGGAGCCTCTGATTTGAGCGTAGCCCGACAGTTCCTCAAAGACAATGGCATTGATGCCACCCCACAGCAAAGCGAACCGCTGGCTGACTTGGCTAAGTCCCTTCCATTCCAAATACC